GGTCATAATAGTGATTCATCATTTGACTTTGAGCCAACAGATAAACAGTCCTGCGGTTTCGTAGGAGTTCAAAAACCTAAATTTATAAAGGAATAATATATGGGAAAAGGAAGTGGTCGTAGACCAAGTAATATTAGCGATGAAGAATTCGAGAAAGCATGGAATGCAGTTTTTGCTGGTCATCCTAGTGAAGGACAATTTGAGACAATAAAGAGAGACATTGTTAAGCGTAAGGAAGATGCAGTTAAAGAAGATGGTTATGGTAATGAACTACCTAAGACTAAAGACCCTGACAGGTTTGTTGATGATATTGGAGATGCTTAATGTCACCTACACAAAGGACTTTGAAAAGAATGAGGGAGAGTGGAGACTATGCTCTAGTGAAGGTTGTTGAAAGGTGGAACGCCTTCGCTAGAATTAGACAAGACTTATGGAACTTTGATATATTAGGCATCACAACAAAAGGAGAAACGCATGCGATACAAGTAACTACTAAAGGTAATGTAAATGCACGTATCAAAAAAATAACAGAATCTGAATTCACACCACATCTAAGAGATGCTAATTGGACTTTACTTGTAGAAGGTTGGCATAAACCAAAGAGCAGATGGGAATCAGTAATAACCGACATATCATAAAGGAAAAAAATGGACACGTATCAAAAACTAATCGCAGCAAGTAGATATGCTCGTTATCTACCAGAAGAAAAAAGACGAGAGACATGGTCAGAAACAGTTGATAGGTTAATCAACTACATCAAAGAAAGTTCACCAGAAATCACAGCAGAACTTCCAAAGCTACACAAAGCAATAAAAAACTTAGACATTATGCCATCTATGCGTTTAATGATGTCTGCAGGAGAAGCTTGTAAGAGAGATAATATTGCAGCTTACAACTGTAGCTATATGGCTATTAATAATAAGAGAGCATTCAGTGAGTGTTTGTACATCTTGATGAATGGAACTGGCGTGGGTTTTAGTTGTGAAAGACAAGAGATTGATAAATTACCTTCTATACCAGAGAGCGTTAACGACTGTGATGACGTTATTGTTGTTGGTGACAGTAAACTTGGATGGGCGAAGGCTTATCGTAAATTATTATCTAGTTTATGGGAAGGTGATATACCAACCATTGACTATTCTCGTGTTAGACCAGCAGGAGCTAGGCTTAAAACATTTGGTGGTAGAGCATCAGGTCCTGAACCATTAAAAAGGCTATTTGATTTCACAAGAGATACTATCATTAATGCTAGTGGTCGTAAGTTAACATCAATAGAAGTACACGATATAGTGTGTATGATTGGTGAGATTGTAGTAGTAGGAGGAGTTAGACGTTCAGCTTTAATATCATTATCAAATCTTACTGACAAGAGAATGAGAGAGGCGAAGATGGGAGCGTGGTATAACGACTTTGCTTGGAGAGGTTTAGCTAATAACTCTGTTGCTTATACAGAAAAACCTGATACAGAAGTATTTATTGAAGAGTGGTTAGCTTTAGTTAAGTCTAAGTCAGGTGAGAGAGGTATATTCAACAGAGTAGCTTCACAGAAGCAAGCAGCTAAGTGGGGTAGAAGAGATGCTACACTAAACTATGGTACTAACCCATGTTCTGAGATTATATTACGTGATAAGCAATTCTGTAATTTATCTGAGGTAGTTGTAAGAGCTAACGATACTAAAGAAACATTAATAGAAAAAGTTAAATTAGCTACAATACTAGGTACTTTTCAATCAACACTAGATAACTTTCAATTTTTAAGTCATGAGTGGAAAGCTAACACAACAGCTGAGAGGTTGTTAGGTGTATCATTAACAGGGATTATGGATAACAAAATGATGTCAAATCCTGACCCTAAATTTTTAGAGGAGATGAGAGATGTTGCTAGAAGAACTAATGAGAAATATGCGAAGCGGCTTGATGTCCAAGTATCTACGTCTATTACTTGCGTCAAACCGTCAGGGACAGTATCGCAATTGGTGGATAGCGCTTCAGGTATACACACTAGACATAGCGATTATTATATTAGGACAATTAGAATGGATAAGAAAGACGCTATCTATACATTTCTCAAAGAGAAAGGTGTACATGTCGAAGATGAGCAATATAGGCCTGAAAGTACTGCAGTATTCTCATTCCCAATTAAATCGCCTAAAGGATGTATTACACGTAATGATAAAACAGCGTTAGAGCAGTTAGAACTATGGTTAACTTATCAACGTCATTGGTGTGAGCATAAGCCATCAGTTACTATATCAGTAAGAGATGAAGAATGGTTAGAGGTTGGAGCATGGGTATATAAACACTTTGATGAAATATCAGGGATTAGTTTCTTACCTCATTCAGATCATTCATATGTACAAGCACCGTATCAAGAGTGTACTAAAGAGGAGTATGAAGCTCTTAAGAAAGAAACACCTAACGATATCAACTTCTCAGAGTTAATTGAGGACGATGATAACACAGAAGGTGCGCAAACTATGGCATGTGTAGGTACTAGCTGCGAGATACAGTAACTCAGTGTACACAGGCTACATGTTGATGAATGTTACTATTACGGATCAGGTGATGCACGAGAGGTCACCTGGTACAATCTAAAATAGGTGCTAAATCAACCACTTATGTGATTTTTTACCTATATACAAAGGACATATGTATTATTGTGTCTTTTAAGGAGCAATCAAGGTAGGCTTGAGCAATCTCCCTACTGAACTTTGTATAACTAAACTTATATAAAGGAATAAACATTATGTGGACACAACCTCAAGCAACAGAAATGAGATTTGGTTTTGAAGTAACAATGTATGTATGTAACAAGTAATAAAGTTCAGAGGACGACTTAAGTCCTCAACTAATTCAATCGGAGGGTCAGACTCCTTCTCCTGGTCTGTTTAAAACCCTCCACTACAAACAGGAAATACAATGGGACCTCCAAAAGGAAATAAGAATAGCAGCAAAGAAAATAGAGTATGGGGTAAAACCATTAAAAAACTAGCTGTGCAAGAAGACTACAAACGTATTCACAGAGTAGCTGAAGCTCTATTCAGAAAAGCTGAAGATGGAGATATATCAGCAATTAAGGAACTTGGAGATCGAATAGATGGAAAAGCAGAGCAAACAATCACAGGAGACAGTGACCAACCAATCACAATTGTCGTCAAAACAGGAATCGACGAGTGAGGTCATTGAGACAGGTTATAAACCTAGAGCTCCTCAAAAAGAAATTCACAGAGCAATGCATAATAGTAGGTTTGTGGTGGCAGTCTGTCATCGAAGGATGGGCAAGACAGTTGCAGCAATTAACCAACTTATACACTCAGCTCTTAAATGTGATAAAAATAAACCTCAATTTGCTTACATCGCTCCAACCTATGGACAGGCTAAAAGAATTGCATGGGAGTACCTTGTGGAGTACACGAGAGCGCTTGGAGCAACTGTCAGATCGTCTGAGTTGCGTGTTGACTTTATGGGAAGGCGTATTAGTTTATATGGTGCTGATTCTCCTGACTCCCTTCGTGGTATTTACTTGGACGGTTGTGTTATTGATGAGATTGGTGATGTCAACCCTTCGCTATTTAACGAAGTAATAAGACCAGCATTATCAGATAGATTAGGTTGGTGTATGTTTATCGGTACTCCTAAGGGAGCAAACCACTTCAAAGGTTTAAGAGATTACGCATTAGATGATGAGAATCCTAATTGGGATTTAAGAGAATACAAAGCAAGTCAAACAGGCTTAATAGCAGAAGACGAATTAAAAGATGCTAAGAAGGCTATGGGTGATAACAAATACGAACAAGAGTTTGAGATATCTTTCGATGCGCCAATAGTAGGTTCTTATTATGGTGAACTCATTAAAGACTTAGATAGTAAGAACCATATAAGAGATATAGAGTCAGAGAACATGACTCAGAAATGGACTGGTTGGGATTTGGGTATGAGTGATTCTACTAGTATATGGGTAGCTGAGTTAGTAGGTGGTGAGATTAGAATCATGGACTATTATGAAGACTCAGGTAAATCATTAGATAACTATGTACAGTGGTTAGATGAAAAAGGCTATAGAGACTACAACCACATATTGCCTCATGATGTAATGGTTAGAGAGTTAGGAACAGGTAAGTCAAGGTATGAGTTACTTACTGAAGCAGGATTAAAGATAGAAGTAGCAAAAAAGATGAGTGTCGAAGATGGCATACAAGCAGTTCGCGCAACGTTACCAAGCACATGGTTTAAAAACACATCAAATGTAAACAAGGGTTTGGAATGCCTGCGCAACTATCGACGCGAGTTCAATGAAAAGTTAAATGTCTACAACAATAGGCCTTTACACGATTGGAGCTCACATGGTGCTGATGCCTTTAGATACTTATGTATAGGAATAGATAAGAGTGGTAATACACATCATACTGATTGGTCAAAACCAATAGATGATAGTTATAAACAACAATATATGTAAGGAGAAGACATGTTAAACACACTAAAAGCTGTATGTAGTATGCTTATTATATTAAGTATGTGCTTAACAGCTGCCAATATATATCCTTACAACTTATATATAGCAGTACTACCAACCATCGGGTGGATATACATATCATGCGTATGGAAAGACAAAAGCTTAATAGCTATGAACGTTACTGCGTTAGTTATATATGCTGTAGGAATATTAAATTATTTAAAATCAACAACTTAGGAATTTGAACAAGTATGGACCAAGAAGAGATTAAGCTGTTTATAGAGGAGAATATAGACAAAGCCACGGACTTTATCAACTCTGAAGTCGATGAGGAGAGAGAGCAAGCTTTAGACTACTATTTACGTAAACCTTATGGGAATGAGGTACCAGGTAAGAGTAATGTAGTAACAGGTGAAGTAGCCGAAGCAGTAGACGGTGCATTACCTCAACTAATGAAGGTATTTACTCAGCCAACAGATGTGGTAGCGTTTACTCCAACAAATGATGGTGATGCTAAAGTAGCAGAAGATGTTACTACTTATGTCAATCATATATTCAATAAGGATAATGATGGTGCTATACTACTACATAACTGGTTTTGGGATGCGTTAGTACAAAAGAATGGTATCATTAAAGCATATTGGAATGAAGCTAAAGAGCCTGTAACAGAATCATATGAAGGACTAGACTTAGAAGAGTTAACTGTTATCATGCAAGGTGATAATGTTGAAGTAATAGAACAAGAAGAGATAAGAGAAGAGCAACCACCTATGCCTAACGAGCAA